TTATGTGCTTATCTCCGTCGCCCCCAATATGCTGTATGCCCGTGCGCTGGTCCGTTATTCTCCACATCTCTGCGTTTACATTGATAGACGTTAAAAGTCTTACTTTGTAATATCCGGAAGCTGGGACTCGCACCTGCGTTTGTGCCCAGGTGCTGCCCGCGTTATCATTAACCTCCTTATACAGTATGTTGGCCCCGGGGTCCTGGTTAATATTAATCACCGTGTTGGTGGAGTCAAAAAGGTCGGTCGTGTATATATTATACCCCCTGTCGCTGGTTTGGTTTACGCCTTTTTCAAAATGCTCTGCGCCGCCCCTTTGGTTGTATCGCGAGTCCCACCGTCCTGACAGCTCCATAACCCCGTGGCGCCCGAAATTCCAGGGCTGTACATATTCCTGAGGGTTACGGTAGCTCTCATATATCTGCGTAAGCCTAGAGTCATTAAAAGCGGACCCGCCAATATTATATCCCTGGGAATTAAAAATGTGCTTAAGCATTTTCAACGGGTTTATACTCGGAGGTATGTCCTGCATTTTTATGCGTACTGAATCATCCCACAGATTACGTGCGCTAAAATTATTCGCGTTTCTATCTAAAGGTACTTTTGGCAAAAGTCCGTAAAGCACGTAAGGGAAAATAGCCATTTGCGGCTCCGTAAGTGCGGCCGTATTAATCGCAGTTACTGACGATGCAAAATCCGTAAAAGGTATTCGATATTCAGGCAGCGCATTTAGGTTTACGTCGCCAAATATATCCTTTATTGACTTTACGGCCGGGACGTATAAATTCCCAGAATACCCGTTGCCGTCTACTTTTGATAACCTAAACAGCCCGATAAAAATCCTAACAGAATTTATGATAAGTTGGGCGCGGTATTCCCGGATAAACTTGCCTTTGATCTCCTCCACGTTTGCAAAACCTAACGCCCTGTTATTATTTGCCGTAGGCGGCAGATTAATGTTAAAGCTATACTGCGCGTCCTTTGTATTAAGTTCAGCCGGGTTTATCAACTGCCTGTTAAGCCGGATATTAAAATTATTTGGCGTATCCGTTAAAACGCCGTCTATGTACAGTTCAATATTAGTCATTTTCAAAATTTTCAGATAGTCTATATTTAATTTTAGGGCGCTGCATATCCTGTGATTTAGGGTCTATTATCATCTCAAAGCTTTCGACAATGATATAAAAACCCTCATTGTTTAAGACGACTTTTGCGCCCGCAAGTTCCTTAAGCCACTCCGCCACATCGTCGTAAACGGGTGCGCCCTCTACTGTAAAACTGTTATTAAGTTTAGTGTTATAAACAGTCTCTAAACTGTCGCCTTTTTTAAATGATGGGGTGAGCGTCTTATTATATTTCAGGCTCTCCGGTTTGACCTCCTGCGAGTGCGCTGAATCCATATTGAAGCTGTCCCAGCCTCCTAGTTTGTTTAAAAAAGTAAATTGCTGCAATGTGTGTAACGCAGGGGGTAAAATTTCCAGCTCTAAATCGTTTGATATTATGGCAGTGTTGCGCGCCAAAGATACCTTAACCACTCCCGCGTTTGGGTACAAATCTAAAACCGTATCCACGGATAAAACGCAAGTGTTAACAATATTGAAGTTTGCGCGATTTTGCTCGTGTGCATAGTATTCGCCTAAAAAATCGCCCGCGGTAGTATATGCCCTGTAAATTACCCTCAATGAAAATTCCAACGGGTAGACGCTTTCTCTTTGGTCATCTTTTAAAATGAAGTTAAGGTATTCCCTTTGGCCCCTGATATAGGGCGTACGGGGCTTATTAGAAAGTAATTTAAAATTAGCACCTGAGTAAACGTAATCACTCATCTCTATATCTTCGGTAATGCTAGCAAAACCATTGACTACATATAATGCATTCGACTGATAGAACGAGAACGAGTTAATATTTTTAACTTTTGCAAAAAACCTATACGCGCTCACGGTCCCTGTGTTAAACCACCCTGCCGCCACGTTGGGCAAGTTATATCCTGGGTACTGGTTCAATAAGGTGTTAAGTTCAAACCAAAGCGGATAACCTGCATAGGTCTTAGACAGGGTAGTAAGGTATCGCCCTATTTTCGACGCGCTCAATGGCCTGTCGTCCGCACCTAAAAAAACGGCCGGGTCCATATAGACATCTAAATCTATTTCGGCTGTCGCAGCCTCGCCGCTTATACTGTCGTTATTCACGGATGTATTATCTACCCACGTTATTAAATAGGCAGAATTTCCAGTGTTGCTCGGTGCGGTCACTGTTATTAAAAATTCTGTCCCCGCACCCTTAGCCTTTATATTTAGCGTGCTACCGTTCACGGGCGCGTCATTTGCCCACGTAAAAGGTACAACTACGTCAAAATTAGATTTAATCCACGGGTCTGATATGAGGGCCTGCCTTAGGTTTTCCGCAGTATCCGTAGTATCCGTAGATATGTAATACACGTTGCCGCCCACCTCGGCGGCGGACGTAGACCCGCGAAAACTTCTCACTTCCCCCGTGGATGAGGTTATGTTAAGAATAGTCCTCGTAGGAATGTCGGGCGTGGTAGGCACGACATTAATTTTCAAGTTCAGTTCCAATATAGTCTTCACGGACGGTTTACTGGAAAATTGAACGAAATTAGGCAGAGACGACAATGATATAATGTCGGGCTCTTTTATAGTTGCTATATTTTTGCTTATGTATCCCATATTTTCAATGATTAAAGTAGATATCTAGTTCTTCAGTTATTGCGGCGTAAAGTTTTTCAGACCAATCGTTTTGGAAGAGCTCGTCCGCTTCTCTGTCTATTGTCGCGAAAATAGGTCTTCCCGTGTGCCCGTCTCTCCATATCGCCGTCGCTATTTTTGCAAGGGTCCCAGCGTCCGTAGGGATGCCTTTTTTTTCGGCCCAGTCCTTTAGTGCGCTAATGGGGGGCCTCTTCCCATACTTCGGTGGCCTGTCCCATTCTAAGTAAACAACATAATGATTAAAAAATGCTGATATTACGGCGTCTTCACCTGTAGTCTGAGATATGGAGGCATACAGATCGCCATTAAGGGCAGAGTCTCTTAAAGTATTTTGTCCGGTCTTGCGGTTTGCGCTTATACTGTCGTCTTCTAAAACCGCGTGCGCTATGGCCAAAAGGTCGTCAGCTATGGCGTTTATTATTTGTTGTACGCTCATATCGTGAAGTTTGGAAGTCCGCCCTTATCGTTGAACACTGCGCAGCCGCTCGGGTTTTCAGTTTTGAAGTCCGGCAGGGGCTGGTTTTGGCTAAACTGTTTTGCAGGGTCGTAGTTATTTTCGCAGCGGTCCAACGGGTTAGCCGCGATTATAAAGTATGTGAATCTATAGCCCGCAGCGTCGTCGTCATAATATTGGCGCAAAGAAATAAAACTAAGACTCTCTACGCTGTAACCCATTTGCATAGCGGTTTTTTTTATTTGTTCGCGATAGCTTAAACCCACTACAAAAGCCGCAGACTGTACGTTTAAAACGTCGTTGTCATTTTCAGGTATCCCCAGTATATCCACGTTAACGGTGTAGCGTATTACGTTGTCTTTAGGACTTTGCCCACTTATTGGATCATCGACCCACGTTAAGGGGTAAACGTCAGTGCCTGCGCCTTTGTCCGAAGTCTTGCCATATCGAAAGCCATTGATTTTTTCGTGTTGGCGGGCTAATTCATAGAATATGTTAACTATTTCCATTTTTGTTAAATTTTGATATCTGCCTGTCTAAATCTCTCTGCGCTTTTTCCGCCCTATTTTTATCCCGGGTAAACTGCGCGAGTGTAAAAGCTGCCGTGACTGCCTGCGAAGTAACGTGGTCAAAATCCCATATTTTACTATTCGCCAAATCTGCGACAAACTTGTACCAGGTCCAAGACTTCGCAAAATCTGTGTAGGCGGGGGCAATAACGCGACCGCTTCCGTCAGGCATGAAGAGGCCTCTATATGTTTCTCTAAGGCGTTTTTGCAGGTCAAAAAAAAAGATAATAGGGGCTGTATATCTGACATTGGAAGGTTTGCGAACATTTCGGCGCGCTCTTCGTTTTTGTCAGGGTCGTAGGCTTCGCCCTGGGGTCTGCAAACAATGGCAAGTATGTTGCTTAGAACGTTTTCGCCGGATTTTTGCACTTCGTCTGCGTCGATATATTCGCCTAAACTTAACTTCTCTTCGATAGGAATCACAAACGTTACGCCGTCTACCTTAACGCTGGCCTTCGCTTCGGTCTCAGGTTCTAAGAATAGGAACTTTGCAGCATTAACGATCATTGGGAAAACCTCGTGCGGCCACCCCAATATAATTTCGGGCTCTACTTTGCAGATATTGGCAACCAGTGTAACTTTTTCGCGGATATTTGACGGCTTAAGTTTATAAAAGCCCTCATAATCTTTCAGAGTGAGGTCTCCCCAATCTTCGGGTACCTCAATTTTTTCGTTTAAATACTCTATTGTAATCATATTCTAAAGATAAATTTATTAATTTTTATCTTTAATATAAATATATTTAAGTATGGATGCAACAAAGCAAAAAGCGGGGCAGTCCCTCGCTTATAATGTCGTCAAAATGGCGGCTTCGGCACCTGCGGCGGCTTTTCCCGGTTTGAAAGTGAATAAATCAGGCGGGTGGGTATCTTTCGGTAACTCGAATGACTTCCCGCAAGAAGTCATTAAAATCAGCGCTAAAAGTCCCGTTAACAAGTCTATTATCTTATCTACCGTCACCTATATATGTGGCAAGGGGGTCAAGGATACGGCTAAAACCGCCGAAAAGTACATAGGCCAACCCAACCCTGCCGATACCTGGGACGACGTGATAGAACGTACCGCTACGGATTACAAGACCTTTGGCGGTTTCTACGGTCAGGTAGTCTTAAATAATGACGGGGTTACGGTTTCTACGTTTCACCAGGACTTCAGCACGGTACGCGTGGGGGTAATTTCGAGTAAAGGCGCCGTAGAGACTTTTCGTATCTCCAGCGACTGGAAAAAAACCAGTGGGCAAAATAAACCCATAGAGCTGGAGGTTTGGCCGGGCATAAACAGCGCTAAGATAGGCGTAAACTATATGTTCTACCACTGGGAATATGAGCCGGGTCTAGCACTATACTGTGTACCTGACTGGTACCACGCCATTGAGTATGTGAAGGCTGACGGCCAGCTGGGCGTTTTTTACAACAACTCCATTGACAATGGGTTTACGCCCTCCGTCGTTATATCGATGCCTTCCAACCCGGACGAAGATAAAAAAGATGCTTTTCAAGCGAATATGGAAGAGGCTTTTAGTGGTGCCAAAGGTGCAAGTAGTATAATAGTGCTGTGGGGCGAAAATGATGAGGTTAAGCCGCAGATAACGCCATTCAGTGCCAGCGCAAACGCCGATATCTATAACAATATAGAGGCTATAATTTTCCAAAAAATTATAAGCGCGCACAGACTAAGCAGCCCTACGCTGGCCGGGGTTAGTGGATCAGGTAATCTTTCAGGAAATGCGAATGAAATTATAAATGCGTATATCCTATATAACTATACAGTAGTCGAAAAAATGCGCCGTAAAATTTTGGATAAATTTAACACATTCCAGGCGATTAACAAAGTTGCAGACCTGGTAATCGACGAATTGGACGTGCTAAGCAAAATAAAAGAGGCAGGCACGTCCGAGACTGCCACCGAGGTCGTAGATGCAACACCTGAAAAACTGGCCGCAAAACTTAAACGCACCCCGTGGCTTACTAATCAACTAAAAAAACTAATGAAATGGAACTAATTAGCGAAAAACTTTTTAAAGAATGTAGTCCGGTTAAGTCAGATACTGTAATAACCGATTTTGTGCCATATATAAATATCGCGCAAAAAATGTACATAAACAAAGTACTGGGCCCCAGTCTTGTTACTGAACTAGAAACGCAAATCAAAGCGGCTCAGGCCACTCCCGTGCCAGTGCCTTACCCTATATCACCTCAAAACCAGGCGTTATTAAAAGAAATAGCCCCAGCGCTATCGCACTACGCAATTTACCAAGGCCTGCCCTTCCATTGGGCCGCGCTCGTTAACAAAGGCGTTACTATCCGTGAGAGTGAAAATAGTAAGGGTGTAGACGTAAAAGATATTGCACAGATGAGGCGGTGGATTAAGGACGACGCCGAGTTTCTTTTAGGCCAACTAATCGAATACCTTTGCAGGTGTGGCGTTAATTACCCCCTTTGGGCCCCTGGCGGCTACTGTGGTGGCGGGTGTGGTGGAAAAAAGAAAGGCGTTGCGCTAGATGCCGGGATTTACATACCAAAAAGACGCAGATAATGGAGAAGCAAATATTAATGATGGTCCACCTGTGGGAACTTCTTAAAAAAGTTGCACAAACTGGTTATGGTTGGGTTATAGCGGGCGGCGCCTTCATATTTAATTACTTTTCGCCCGAAGGCTACGCTTTTACGCTGGTAATAGTAGCCATACTGTTAGACGCGCTTTTTGGTCTTATGGTTGCGGTTAAGTACGATAAATTTATACTCTCAAAACTCGGGCGCGTTACCATGTTTAAAATTACGTCGTATTTTGCGCCCCTGGTAATTTTGTTTATGATGGAGAAGCTGACACATGATAGTGGGTTTATTGGTATTAAGGTGGCCGCAGGTTGGGCCGCAGCCTGTGAGTTGTGGAGCATGTCGGCCCATATCCTTATATTATGGCCGGATAGCCCATTTTTTAAACTTTTTAGGAGGCAGCTAAAAGCCGAAATAGCCAGTAAAATAGGGGACCCTTTAGACGACATATTTAAGGAAGATGAAAATTTACCAAAATAAATTTTGTAGATTAAAATATTGTCGTATATTTGCCTTATCAATATGCGGCATTTTTTATTATAACATGGTTTTAGCGCCTTCGGGCGCTTTTAAAAATCCTTAAAATGGTCCATCCATTCACTGGCACGCATTTTGTATTATTAAAGTATAACAATTTAAAACCAATATTATGACAATTTTAAAAACCGCAACTAAAAAACTGATCTGTAAAGCCAACGGCGAAGTAAGCAAAAATTTTAAAAATATGCTTATGTGCGCAAAGTTTGACGATTCGACAAATAAAATATACGCTTGCGAGTGGAGAGGTTCAGGCCGTTTCATTAACTGCATTGACAGACGTAAGAGTATTAAGGCCGTGTTAGAGGCGCAAGGATACAAGTACGAAGAGGGCAACGACGCGCCGAAAGGCGGGTTAGAAGGGAATTACATTAAAGTAAGTAAAACCGCGTTTAATTTTCTTAAGCAATACCGCGCATGGAAATAGGGACCTACAAGTATAAACGCGCCTCGGGGGTGTACCCTAACATAAAGTTAGTTGAACACACCTTAAAGGTGGAGATTTTAGAGGTGGATGGCGCGAGAGTCCGCGTCAAATTCCTGGGGTATCACGCGGATGGGCGCGGCCCCGGGTCTATATCAAAAGTATACGCTAAAAACGTAAGCAGCCCCGCGCCTGAAAAAATAGACGCGTTTAAACATTACACAGAAATTAGAAAACCATATAAAGATGACTAAACAAGAAGCGGAAGCGCTTAAAACTTACATTGATTTTTTAGCGTCCCAAACAGAGGGAGGTAATAAACCCGAGCCCTTAGACCGCGATTTATTTGAAAGGCTTAAGCCCGTTACTTTTGGGATGGACTTCGCAAAAATCGGGCCTTTGGTCGACCGCACGGCGTGGGTTCTGTACGGCGAGCCCTCCGAAAAATTAAAGGGTGCGTTTAGTGAAATTCACTCAAAAGACGAAGCGGGCCGACTTATATCTATCGAGAATCTTTTAACCGAATTTTTAGACGGTAAGGGGGGAATTAAAAATATAACGCCCTTATTTGTTGAGTTCGCAAAACTTGTGCGGCGCCTTACCATTCAAGAAACAACCGACGGGATAGGTGCCCGTATTAAAAAACCGCGCTGGGAAAATGACATAGAACCAGTACCCTACGTAGAACGTAGACCCGACGAAGATTTAATTTTAATACCTAAAGACTTTACAATATGAATATTATAATAGAAGGCCCACAGGGCTGCGGAAAAACCCGCACAGTTTACGATTTGGTTAATACCTTCGGAATCGGCACCACTATGACAGAAGTTTTCGGATTGGCGGGTGCAAAACAATTAATGAAAGAATCCTCTAACGTCATGCCCCTTCTTAATGTTTTGATAGTAGATGATCTGATAGAAGGAGAAAAAGAGGAGCTAAATAAACTTTCTCACCCTTTGCGGTCTCGCTTCGGTAGAAAGTTAATAATAATTTCTATAATACAAAAATCACTATAATGAAGACAGGAAAACTAAGAGGCGTCACCACCGTAGAAGCTGCGGGCATTATTACGCACCTGGGCGGCAAGACTCTTTTATACAGAGACGCCCCACTATTGAGTGAAACGCAAGTACCCGAAGTGGTGGAAGAATTTAAAGCAAATGGCTGCGATTGCATCCTATTCGATTCGGGCGCAGTGTTTGACGGCATTGCATACGGCCACGCAATGCATTGCGTAGACGACATAAAAAAGAAGTTTGGTGATAAGTTGAAAGTTGTAATCTTTAATCTTTAAATATGATTAAAACAGGAATGGTGGCCATAGCCACACCCCAGGGCGACGTTATACGCGTGGAACTTATGACCCGCGAAAACTTTGACGGTTTTGTAATTGACTTACTGGCAGAAGGTCGCACGCTGGATATATCGGAAGACGCAGAAGGTAACGCCATAGTTGCCGTAAAAGATGGGCGCCGCCCCTTTCAATTTGCATACGTGCCAATGGCCTGCCTTTATGAACCTAAGTTTAAATTAACTTCTAAAAATTATAAGTTTATGTTAACACAAGTGCCGCAGGGCCAAAAAGCAAAGGACTGGTAATATGAAACTAACATTTAACCAGTGGGTGCAATACCCCACTACAGAAGAGGCGCAGCACCGTTTAAGATTTATAAGGGTGAGAGTTGACGTCATTAATCTTTGCAGCAAGGGTAAAACAGGCAAAATTAAAACCATCCTGTATGCAATGGGTTTGTATAAATTTTCGGAGTTAGAGCGCCTCCCGGATATGTTAAAAGATTTTGAGGGGTATTTAAAAAAGGTGTTGCAAAACATACTAATCCATGAGACAGTATTGCTGGGCTACATTTATCCTAAATACCCGCCCGCACCTCGTGGCTCCACAAGGCGTGAAACTTTGAACGGTCTTATAAATTATGACGACCGTACCGCGTAAGCAATAAAAAACCGCCCTGTAATGGGGCGGTTATTCTTTTTAGCGTGCTAAGATGGTAAACCCTGCGGTTACACCTATGCCGCCTGTTACCTTAGTGCCATCATACAGGGCCGTAGGTCCTATAGTAATGCTTAAATGCGATTTCTTCCGCACTTCCACAGTATTGGTTATTACCTGCGTTTTCGGGTAAACGGTCATGCTATCTAGTGATGGGCGCCACCCACTTACTACCGCCTTAAATTCCGCAGTACTGTATGTCTTCCGTGATATAGGAATGTCCAAATCACCGGAAGGCTTCAAAATCGGTGTATCTGTCTTCTTTGTAGGTGTTACCCCAGCTTTTACATTTGCCGCTATTTTCACGCTATCGCTGTGCGTAAGCGGCCGTACTGTTACCGTCCCAGCGTCTTGCGTTAGGACTGGGTAAGGTACCGGGACCCTCAACGTATCACGTACAGTTACCGTGTCGGACTTGCCTATTAACGGCACTGCGTCTACGGGGTTAAAATGCGCGTGGGTTTGGCACCCTACAACTGCCCCAATCAAAAAAACTACTGACCCTATGGCCAGGGCAAGCCAGTCGCGCGTCCTCATATCGTTTCTATTTGGAAGTGAGGAGGGTCGAACGGGCTTTTCCAGTCGCCGCCCCACGTTACTTTTACCCCTAAAATCTTCGCCTTCGCCTTAATGTGATTTGCAATAGTCCGCAGGTTGTTAATAGCGTAAGGCTCGTTAACCCGAACTTTGCCGTCCACGAACGGATATAAGTCTACTGCGTGGCCGAACCCGTCGGATTTGGCCTGGTGATTTGACTTATTCTTAATACCATCCGCGTTGGTCACCTTAACGCCTTTGACCGTGCGGCCCTGGGCGTATAGTTGTTGTTGCCTTGCGGTGGTCCTCAGCCCTTCCGTGACCGTGAAGTCGATAGGGCTATCAATTACGGCAGCTTCTATTAACTGCACCAGTTTAGGGTGTACACCCTTCAAAGCGTCTTTGCTTCGTTTGCTTAAATTTCCCATATTTTAATTAGTGTTTGGGCCGCGCTGTAGATGTTCGCACATCGAACCCGCTAGCAATGTTTGAAAATCTGTTTAAAAATACATACCTCTCGGCATCTTTGGCGTGATTCCACGTATCAATCGGCTCATTGGTATATTCGTCCGTTTTCTTATCCTTTACATATCGGTAGTTCCTGTTCTCCTTTATGGTGCCCAGGCTTCGCGCCGTGTAATTTTTCTTAAATCGGTTCATTACCGATATACCCAGGTTTATGTCTTTCAAAATACCGTCACCCTTAAGCCCCTTAACGTTAAGCCCTGCGTTCCTAAGCTCTTTTATACTTTTAGGTTCTGCGGGGTCGCCTATGCACTCGATATTCCTATAGCCCGCATCTAAGATTATGTTAGCAATTTGAGGGTTGTCGAGCCCGGGCAAATATGCCAACTCATCAATATACATTTCCCCCTGGCTAAGTACCACCAACTCGATGGCGGTGGGCGCATTCCATCCAAAATCTATGCCAATATATGCGCGCTTCCATTCATCGCGCGGCGGCAGGTTTTGGACGATTCCCCAGTTTTGAACAATAAGCCCCTGGCGGCTTCCCGTGTTACCCAGCCCATACACATTAAACCATTCCGGGTCTGTTAGCATAGAGGACTCAATTTCGGCGATTTGCCCGGCGCTAAGTTTGTCGTTATCCTTATACGTCGATTGTATTATAGTAACGTCGGCCCGCATAGCTAGTTTGCTATCTACCCAAAACTCCCACGCTGGGTTGTAGTCCAAAATGATTTTACCCGTAGTCCTTACCGCCAGCTGCCTGTATACCTCATACTCCACATTGATGGCCTCATTGATGTACAGGATATCCCTTGCGGGGCCATGCACTTTGGATGGTGTGTCGGCACTGAAAAACTCCATTTGCGCGTTAGCGTAGGAATACACCTTATCAGTATCGTGCCACTTTGCATGGTCGAAAACCTGTTCTGTTAACAGGATATTCTTAAAATCCCTAATCGCCCCTTTCTTTAGATGCGGCATGGTTTCAGAAACAACGGACGTAAGTAAGGGCTTTTTGGACTTACGATTGATGTAGTCTAACAGCTGCATTACCGCGTAGGTCTTACCCGAACGCGTTCCCCCCTTAAGACAAATGACCCTTATTGAAGGGTCAAGGTATGCCTTAAGTAAATCGCTAAAAACCTTAGTCGTATCCATTACTTAAGTTGGTCGTTTAGCGCGCTAAGGTTATCCGCTGTTTCCTGGTCCCTTACGGTAACACGCACTACCGCATCGCCCGTGCTATTTTGATTGATAGTCTCGGCCAAAGAGTGCTGTCTTGCCATAATGTTTGCATTAAACACGTTGACCGCAGCGCCCTCCAGGTTCTGTGTGCGCGTTACGGTGATTATCATCTCTATTGCCTCCAGTAGCGCCTCTTCAATGGGCGTGGCCTTACCCTCTTCGATTTTATTCGTGAGGTTTATCTTAGCTGCACGGAAGTACGCCCCTGAAACGCCTAAGTAAATAGTAAGCCCGTCTAATGAGTAAGGGCGGCCTAATGGTATTTCGTATTCTTCCGCATCACCTTTGTACTTCACTAATTCGGGGCGCATCCAGGGGCTGCGGTCGCACCAGTCCCAATATAACTTCGCCTCTTCCCACAGGGTTTTAGGGTCGCTGAATATCTTATCCTTACCGTGCTTCGTGCGAAGTTCCCAAAATTTATTACCTTTAAGCCTGCTCATATCCTTAGTTTTTAAATTGCATCATTCTTATACGTCGCCTTGCCGCCTGGCTGTACTGCGTAGCTATCGCCTGTGTCAGTGCTGTACGTACCAGGTTTAAAAGTGATACCCTGCGCGTCCACCAGTGCGCCGTTTACCCCGTCTTCGGAATTAAAGACGCCCTGGAAGTACTCGCCTTTTTTGTTCTTTAGGTCCAGCATTTCGGGCCCTTCATCCATAACGCCTGGCTTAGTGGTGTCCGCGATTTCGCCCTCTTTTTCTTCGGCCGTTTCCGTTTCTGCGCCCACGATTGTAGGGGCGTAAATATCGTATATGCCCTGTAAGTCCGTGGCCTCTTCACGTGCAGGAACTTCACTAACTAGGGCTGCGTTAACCATATCCAGCTCCTTTGCGTCTAGTTGCCTAAAGCCCACAAGCGCTAAGCTGTTTTGCGTTAATAACCCGTTTAGCCAGCTGGTGCGCTCTTCGTCTGAGTCGAAGGCAGGGGCACCGTATTCCTTGAAAATTCCATCTAGGTCGCCCAACGTTTCACGTGGAACATTAGTTAAGGCTTGCCCTTCTTCATTAGCCGCCGCGTTGGTGCTGTCGATTTGGTGCATCTTATATTCAGCGTAGTACTTGCGCAGGGCGGCCACCCTCTTAATGTTGCAACTTGCGCACACTTCCGGCGTTTCCTTTAGCCCAAAGATTGAATTATGGGCGGCATACACGGCCGAAGCCTGGAATTTGTTTTTTGCGGCCGAAGCCAACACGTTTTCGATTTGCGCGATTTGCGCAGGCGTTACGGCATCCAGGGCCACCGCCGCACTTACTTTTGATTTTTTCATAATGTAACGTTATATTTTGATTTTACGTAATAGTAGTTTAGAAAAGCGCTAATGAGCACTACGTATGCAGTCAGCGCGTCGGCTTGCATATAAGCATATCCGGCCCCAAAAATAAGGGTAAACCAAAACGCTAAGCATCCGTAACAGTTAAAGGGTTTCACCATTGGCGCGCCCCTACTCGTTGAAACTAAAAACGCTAACGCATTGGATACCAACACGATAGCGATTAGAATAAGTATAGATTTAATTGCTTCCATACTATAAAGATAAATTATTTCGCGAATGATAGTAAATTATCTTTTTCGCCCTTAAACCGTTCTGCGACGTCGCGGCGTATCTTTGTGATTATTTCGTACACCTGAGCGCTGCGCAGCCCCAGCATTATCGACAAGCCCCTGCACGATATATTGGGCTGCAACCCTACGAAAATCTCAAATATAGAACTTTCAAAGGGCGGGTAAGCTGTCAATACATAATCCAAAATTACGCCCTCCAAAATCTCCAGGTCTTCCGGTTGCGCGTTTTCCGGCGGGTCCGGGGCTCGAAATTCTCCGGCGTTCGGGCTGTCAGATAAACGTGTGAAATTTACATTTAAGACCATTTCATCGCGCTTCGACTTAAGGGCGTTAGTATGATATGCGCGAAAGTAATAATACTTATAACTATCTATTCTTAAGTCTTTTAGCTCTATAGCTTCGTATATCTTAAGCGCTGTATCTGTCGCAATTTCATCGTCCCAGTTATTAATCCTACGGCGTAGATTTTCAAAGTTTCGCCCATACCATAGTATGAACGCGCGGGCTTTTTTAGTACTTTGTGGGGTGGCAACTTCGTCACCTTTAAGAATCTTATACTTTTTGCCCAGATTCTTACCCCCACTATTTGCATATCTACCCATGCTTTTTATTCAGTTGTTTAATTACTTTCATTAAGAAGTCCTGATCTTTGTCTTTTGAAGTTATGCGGCGCCTGACGTCTATATCCTTAGTACCCTTAACTAAAAGTCTATGCACAAATATTCGCCTCAATGCGCCCCTTCTCAATAACCTCGCAACGGTTTGCAACCAATGTTCTAAGTTCCATGTAGGTGAAGTCCAAACCATACGGCGGCCCCCGAACTGAAGATTAAGACCATGCCCTGCACTTGCGGGGTGTAGAATAAGCATTTTAATATCTCCATTATTCCAGGCGTCGAAAACCTCTTCTAGTTTTGCACCTTTGGGAAGTTCGACCGCGTACGGGAATCTCGCTTTAATTCGCTCCAGCTCATGCCTGAACTGATACACTATGAGAAAGTTCTCTTTGTCATACTGGCTTACCAGTTCTTCAAGCGCATCCATCTTAAGGGTATTAACTTCATGCCAAACCCGGGATTTTACGTCCAGGTCCTTATCCTCATAAACTGCGCCACTACTTACTTGTAATAGTTTGTTGACCAAATCGGCGGGCGTCTTCGCGGTAACGCTATTACCACTCTGAAAGTCTATGAAGTACTCTCTTTCTAGTTCGTCGTACGCCTCACGGTCAAAACCGTCGAAGGTAAGTTCTATATCATCTATGACCAACTCGGGCATCTCTATGTAGTCGCGCGTCTGCATACTCAGCACTATATCTGATATTTTTTTAGCTATCACACTGGCGGCGCCCTGTTTAGTCGTGTATGAAAATATTACCATGCCGTTGCCCCGGGTGTTGAAATACTTATCAATATACTGCCCAACGGTCGGGCCTAGTCGTTGCCCGTCATCCATTAATTTAAGTTGCGCCCACAAATCGATCTCGCCGTTTGTCGAGGGCGTGCCTGTTAACAGCACTCTGTATGGAACTTCGGACTTCTCTAGTGCCCGCTCAAGTTTCCTAAACCTAGTAGATGACCAGGATTTAAAAAGGCTACTCTCATCTATCACGATGCAATCGAAGGGTATAGACCCTATCCACTCGCCATAAGGTAAGCCCGTATTTTTGCTAATCCTTTGCCCAATATACTGATCTATGAGCCAACTTAGATTCCGCTCCCCTATGATGTAAACCTCTGCGTCTGCCTCTAATGCCTTAAGCCTTTGCGCGGCTGTGCCCTTCACTACGCTATATCTCAAATCAGATATTTCACCCCACTTTTTTATCTCTTTGGGCCACGTAAGTCGGGCCACTTTGTCGGGCGCTATAACCAGGGTTTTACTTATGGCGGCTTCCGTGTAGTGCATTTCGTACAGATACAACAATGTGATCACTGTCTTACTTAGACTCATCTCTAAGAATAGCCCCGCGCGCGGGTTTTTGCGCAAGTGCTCTAACGCTTGCTTTTGATGCGGGTCAAGCTCATACGTCTGCCCTTTCTCCAAATCTGTTATATACATAATAAAAATCCTTCGACGTCTTCGTGTGTGGCGATAACCTCCACCCGGAAGCCCAACGCCTTTAACTTCCTATGTACTTTAAGTTGTATGTTAGTTGGCCCTTCGCCCGGTCGCTTAACTTCTACAAAAGTAATGCGGCCCTTCGGCATAAGCACAATCCTATCCGGGAACCCTCTAAAAAAAAGTGGGGGAAACTTAATGCAAAGCCCGCCCGCGGATTCCACACCCTCCACTAGTTTTGTCTCTATTCGCTTCTCGCGAGGTTTTGTAACTAAATTTTTCATTGATTATCAATTAGTTATGATTTTAGTCACACCTAAATTTGGCTTAAACTACTGATCTGTAGTAAGTTAAGTAGGTGTGACCAAGTTACCAAAATTCTATATATATAATATATACATATAAATAGGTAAAATTGGTATTTTAGTAATACTTTGTACTTATAGCTAAATTTTAGTTATTTAGTCACAAACAAGACTTGCGCCCTTTATTGGAGGGGATTTTTAGGTGTGACTAAAAGTGTGACTAAAACAGATTTGTAACTAAAATTTAGTCACACCTAAAAATACTCTGTAACTAAAATTATTTTTTGGTCACACTTTTACATAAGCTTTTTGACTACCGTAAGCGCCGAATCTGAAATTATCTCCAGTTGCCGCCCAGCTTCTAAAACTCTTCAAAATGCGCCCAATCTCAAACGAATCTCTTCGCGTGATACTGTTTATATCTTTCATAAGGCACTCCGCCCATATTTCATAAATACAAACGCGCGTACGTTCTTCTGTACCTTCAGCCTTATCGTCTGACAACCAATCCCGACGTTGGTACGTATCCAACGTATACCAGTCATTAGGCAGCGCCCGGTCTAAGTAATCGCCGATAATGCCCGCACGTTCGTCTTTCTCCAAATGGGAATCCTGGATCAATCGCGCGTGACGCTCTAACTTCTTATCATCTAAATACAAGGCTTCACCATTCTCAAAATAATGCTTCGCTTCTGCCCACAACTGCCCCACCGTTTCTTCGTCTAAGTAATCGTGAAAATCCACGAAGGGCTTGCCCCCTTTAGTGTTTATAATCCAAAAACGGCGGTTACCCGTAACGTCTCTTAAAAAATCCTCTTCGTTGGTCGTCGCAAAGAAAACGCAGCGACGCGGGAAATGTTCGACGCGCTTGCCATACGCTACCCTAAACCTGTCTTCAGTCTTACTGATAAAGTGCTTAACTGCTTCGACGTCGGCCTTACGATATGCCGCCATCTCGCCCAGCTCCAAAATCCAGGACCCCTGTAGGCTCTCCAGCGCCTTAGTGCCTGTAAGTTCCGGCACACTGTCACTGAACCAGGCTCCACCCATACGGGCAAGCGTCGTACTTTTGCCAATACCCTGGTCACCCACGATCACCGTACAGTAGTCAAACTTAATACCAGGTCGATAAACTCGCGCGACTGCGGCCACGAATGCCTTACGCGTCACCGCCCTAATGTAACTGTTATCTGCGGCACCTAGGCAATTAATAAACAATTCGTCTAATCTTTCGGCACCGTCCCACTGCTGAGCGTCCAGGTACTCACGCACAGGATGGTATTTGTATTTACGTAAAACTATCACCATCGCGTCATTTATCTGACGTGTGCCCGTTATGCCATAAGCACTTTCGAGATATGCACGTATCTGAGCGTCGTCGGCGTCATCCAACGGGCGAGGGTATTTATCAATTTTGCGGTCCCACGGTAACGCCAGCACTGCGGTCTCCCTCTGTTCAAACTCATTGTAACCCAGGCAGCCCTTAAGGTTTTCGTCATTCTCCAGGATAAGCCTAACGTTCGCGATAGTAGATTTAGCGCGGTCCGTCTTACCCTCCATTTCCAAATCGCCCACCCAGTCAGCAACGTCGGCAGCCTCACGGGCCTCCTCTTCCATTACGTCATAATCATCGGCCGAACTTGCGCGCCGCTTCAATGCCTCACGCTTAACCTCTTTCAACTTATTGGAGAATTCCGCCATAGCTTTAAACGACGGTAACCTGGTTATATCCTTAACCTCCCGGCCGTCGTCCAGGTCGCCGAACTTGTGCAACCTCACTAAGTCAAAGGCATTGCAACTACGACCCCCTGCCGGATCAGTGCTGTGGTGACTGTGTGCAATCAAATCATCATACACGACAAGACCCCCGGAAGTAGAGCCACCGACGAAGCTATATCGTCCGGGGCCCATATCGTCCGCAGGTTCGTACACGTCGTCCAGGAACTCGGCCACCGCTTCGCCGATGGTGAAGGCGCGGCAGAACGCACCCACCACTCCTTCTTTTTCGGTCGGGTCTTCCATCTTAAGGCCGCGGTCGTGCTTAACCTTATCGCTAACGCGGCTACTCACTGGCCAGGTCGTCGGGTCGGTCCAGTCGTGATATTCATCTAAAACCTCATCGGCCGACATGAAGGGTGCGTCCGTGTACTCGAAAAGATATTCAGCATCTTTCGCCGTAGAAGGGTAGTACATCATACGCGTAGGCTGGTATGTGGTATCATCGAAATGATCTATACCCAGCCAATAAGCCACCATACGCGCTATGGCTTCGTATTCGTCGGCATTTACTTTGCGGTCCAACGGAAACACGATTCTTAACCTGGGCACTTCCGGCGTGTGCTTGTGCGTCGAATACATAACCCCCGCAGCTTCCAGGACTACGAACGACTCCCAAACCTCAACGCCACCAAAATCTACATCAAGACTAACGATCTGCCTGAAGTCAACGTGGCCATTTCGACGTACGCCGCCCTTAAGGTAACCGCCGACAAAGCCGCCGACGTCTTTAATCTTATCCTGCTTTTCTTTTGTGTAACTGAAGTACTGCTTCAAAGTCTCGGCCGTTCTCTCAGTGTGTGACAGATCATCAACAAGGTCCTTCCACTCGGTGCGCTTATTAGCCCACTTACTAGCCCGCGACGTTCCCGCCGTGGCTATGTCTAACGTATCATTATATTTTAATCTCATTATTTACCGCCTTGCTTAAACCCGATAACTGGCACGCTAAACGGGCATTTATGATTGTTGTCTAACTGTCTTTGGCATTCATCGCGCAGCTTAGTTATGGCCGCTTCTACTTCTTCAAACGTTACGCCCTTAGTGCTGCAATTGAAGGATAACACACCGTCCACCACCTCAAAGGCGCCACGTATAAATTTTTCCTTATTGCTTTCCATTGCGTCGTTTTTCTACCGCTTCGATAGTCTTAATTACAAACGTCAAAACGAATTTAACAATCATGGGCAACACTACACACCACCACGGCCAGGCAATAACACCCGCAAGCTGGTAAGCGATAAATAAAAGCTGTAGGCCTTCTATAAAACTAATTCCTTTTGTTTTCATTTTTTAAGGGCTCTAAGATTAATAATTGAAGAGTAGCGCGGCCATCTACATATTCTTTGTCCACTATTTCTACACGTGTCGAAGCTGCTTCGCCTATGTGTTTGGCTGCCGTGCTATATATCACCCCCATGTCTTCATGGTGACCCCAAAGGTCTTTGAACTTAACTTCAAGGCGAAGCGGTGTTAGTTGGTAAGGCTTGCCCATGTACATTATTTCGCCACGCTGCGGGTTAAGTCCCAGGGCTGCCGGTTCCAACTTGTTAGCCCACTTACGGAAGTGCCATGCTAACTTATGTTTAATCCTTCTTATCATTTTTTAAATTTTTTCTGATTAATAAAAAAGCTACTCCACACACTACTAATGTTAATAATACGCTCCCCCAAAGTGGTGCGAATACTAGCCACCAGGATATGGGCCAGCCTTCTGCGAATTTCAAGTAAACCATAAACAGCGTGAAAATAACTGTTAAATAAAAATAAGCCCAGCCCATTTGGCTGCCTGTTGTTTCTTTTTTCATACCTAATCTTTTTTATAGAATTTACTAATATACCCCTCCGCTTTCAGTGGCAGGTCCGGGGCCCATTGCGGGGATACCCCCATTAATCTTTGCATAAAAGCCAATGATCTGTCGGCTTTGTCGTCGTCCTCCTCAACGGCTATCTCATCGTGAACGTGAAAGACGATATCTAACCGGTCAAACATCCCATCCATTGACTCCACCAGGCAGTCCCTGGCCACCGCTTGCGTTATGTTTTCGGCCAACTTGCCGCCGTAGGTTTCCTGTCTTACCCAGTTTTTCTTTTGCTGGTGCATACCCCAGTAAGTGAGCTTACCCGTTTGTGAAACGTGCGCGCCGTAATAACTTAAACGCCGACCTGACGGCAGGGTAATAAATACATATCCTTTCTCGTAATGGAAAATAAGTTCCGTATACTTCATCCGGACCACCGTACGGCGTTTTTGCTCACAACAAAATCTAAACGATTTCTCCAGTAGTTTCCAAAACTTAACTATCGCGCGGTTTGACTTACGCCAGGCGCTTGCAATATCCGGCAGCTCCTCTTCTGTCAAGCCTTCCCGCAGTGCGCCCATCTGAATGAGTGCCCCACTCCAACCCTGGTAACCTAGCGCTAAGGATGCCACTTTACCTTTACTTCGGTAGGGGCTACCCTTCGCTATAGACTCCAGGGGCACATTAAACATTTTGGCCGCGGTAGCTTCGTAAAGCTTGCCATGTGTTCGGAAAACATCTAAAACCCACTCCTCACCCGCCAGCCACGCCAGTACCCTTGCCTCGATGGCTGCGAAGTCACACGATATAAGGCTACGACCAGGCGGCGAGATAAACGCAGTACGCACTAGCTGGCTAATAACGTCGTTAAGATCAGATATGAATAGGTCGGCAACACCGTCTATTATTAACTGCCTGATATTAATAACCCTCTCATCGCAAAACTCTTTCCCTTTATGGAAGAGGCGGCTTAACATTTTCTTCAGGTTTTGTATTTGAATTGCTCTCCCTGCATAACGGCCCGTCCGGTTAGCACCGTAAAACTGGATAAGGTTACGTACACGCCCATCCTCAGGTGACATATACATTAACATAGTGCTGTACTTGCTTACGCTGGTACTACTGCCTGCGGCCCTTAGTTCATATAGTGCACGAACCTGATCCGGTAAAAAATCGGACGCCAGCGCATCCACCACGCTATCTTTAGTGAGACTCGTGACCTCCTCCTCCAGCTCTTCTGATAACCAGGCTTTTATCTGCGGCAGACTGTTAGGGTTTTCGAGCCCCGTTATTTCGATCATCTTATCGTGAAGCGCGTTAATGAATATCATATTAGCATCATAACAAGCCCTTGCAAAAGTCTCATCTATAAAAATCCCACGGTTGTTTATGATTTGATCCTGGCGCCAGTAGTGCCACTCTATGTCCGGAAGCGGCGGAAGTTTAGACAACCAGTCATATATTTCGACCTCAGAGTCAACGTCAGTGCCGTTATAGTCGCAGAACATCTGCCACTTTTCCGGGAAGTCTTCCGGCTGGTTAAATTCGCCTAACGCGGTTTTCTTCGTCGCTTTATTAACAGGTTGCGTGAAAAACTTAATAAGCGGTTTACCCTTCTTATCTTTTTGCGTTTTCAACCTCAGCGCTGCGCCTATCTTATCTAAATTCATAGGCAGGCCGTAATAGGCGGAGGTAATCATTACGCACTCCCACTGGCGTAGCCACTCGCTAAATATTATATACTCCCCAGGTTTATAGTAATGGAATATACAAGTGATTTCAAACGCTGCATTTTGAGCAACCTTCAAGACGTTTTCATCCCAAAGGTCTAACCAAACTTCGGCGGGAATGCTTTCACCCGGGTAGCTGTCGGCGTGACAATCTATAACCGTTGTGACCTCTTCATCGTGATACCTATACCCAAATATATCAATTTTAAATGATGGGTGCGAGGCGTAGCGCCAAACGCCCACCTCTGTCAAATCTATTCGGCATTTAGTTTCTATGTCTATGTGAAGTACTCTGCTTGTCATTCTAATAATGGTAAAAGGTTATCTAATATTTTATCCTGTTGCCGAGCCGTGTAGTCCGCTAAATCTATCTTATACGCCGGGCCGTCTCTGTGCAGAATATAAACTATGTCGTCTACTATTTTTGCACGGGCGCCATCCATCACATCCGTAAATAGTGTAGTACTAAAACGGTGGGGGTACTCCCAAATGCCGTTATCTTTGAACCTCGCCCAGTTCTCGTAAGCACTCACCACCATGGCTATATGACGTCTTCGCCGTTTTCAAATGTATAAAACTTCCCGGTGCTCTTCACTGTCTGCCACTCGTAGCCGTAAAGCCACAGCTCGTAATCTTCCAAAGTGCCGTCACTTTTCATAATGCGATACTTATAAGTCACTTCGCAGTTTGTCACTTCATTGACGCTTACCGCGCGGATGATAACGCATCTTTTTTCCCAAAGATCAAAAATCTCACCGTCTTGCAGCCTTCGGTTTGCTTTTATGTATTGGCGGCGCAGTGCCGCTATTTGCTTTTTAAATGTAATCTGATCCATATAATTAAAGTTTAAAAAGGCGACCCTAAGGCCGCCCTGTTATTAATCTGCCCAGGCCCAGCTGTTACCGCCGTCATCGCTGTAGATATCCCTTCCGTCTTCGTCGACGTTCCAAATGCGCGCAGGCTTTTTAGGTCCTCCAGGTTTTGGTCCCGCCTTCGGTGCTTTTGCGGGAACCTCATCCTCGTAGTCGTCGTAATCATCCGGGTCAGCCGAAAATCCTCCGAGTCTCTCGCCGTCGTTTGTCTTCATAATAGAGTTAAGGAAAAACGCGTGCCCCTTAGACATATTATTGAAAGAGTAACACACGCCCACGCCTCTGCAATAACATCCACTATAAACCTCGTCAAGGTCGAAAATAGGGTTTTTATATGTATCGTAAACCGCTGGCTGCGATGTAGATGCCATTTTTATGAAGTAGTGCCCCTCATACTCTGTGGCCTCCGGATGCTCTTCTAACCACTCTGAACCGTCGCGCAGCGGGTTCCACATCTTTGTCGAAGTTAACGGAACTCCTTTAAATACTGATTCCTTATTGGCTGCGTAAGCTGCTGCAACTGCTCTGTTAATTTTATCGACATCCGGGTGACCGTAAGGAATTAAAAAAGTGCAGTCATATTTGGGTTTACTTTCTTTACCGTCGTCACCTTTAAAAGCTGTCGGCGTCTTAATGTGTACGTAACTAATTCTGTGTTCGCTAAGTACTATCTTAAGCGGATTTTTTTCGTTTGCCATTGTTTTATTATTATTATTTTTATTTTTTATTTTGGTGGGCTTTTATTAACGTGCCCACATAAACGCCTAAATTTACCGCGTCCTGACGCGTAGGTAGTGCCATATCTAAGATGTGTATCATATCGTCGCCCGATACGTCTGACTGTACGAAGGCGCGTCCCTGGTTTGGGTTTTCCTTTTCGCGGTCCAAAACGCCTATAAAGTACTTAACTTCTTCCGCTTCCAGCAACCTGGCCGCGTCGTCCATAATCTTTTTAATACGGATATTCTTTTCTTCTTGTTCAGCTTCCAGTAAATTACTTACCGCTTGCCCCACGTCCGCGCTTTTGCCGCTTCGGCTTGCCGCGTCTACTATGTCGCCAGGTGGCGAACCGTTAATTAATTTTTTTGACATACTGTTAATCTTCTTCGTCGTATTCGTCAGCGCCTAACTTGCCTATTGCAGGGCGGTCGTCGTCTTCTGACACTATCGCAGGTTTACCTTCTACGGTCTTAACCCAGCGACCTAACAACTCGTTAAACTTATTTTTCCCTAACGTTTTTTCGAGGTCCGTTAAACTCCGCATTTTAGGCTCAAAAATCTGATAGCTGTCAAAATTTTCACCTATTAGCTCATCGACCACCATGTCTTCGTTAGTAAAAGATCGGCGGCCCCTGCCCTTCACTAATTTAAAGCCCTTAACTTTTTGCCCTCTCTCCATACGTGCCACCGTATCATCAGTCACTTTTTTGACCCAGCTGGCGACGGCGGGACCGAAGTTAATAACATTCGCCAGGTCTACGTCGGTAAGCTCTCGCGAGTCCTTTAGGCTTCTCAGCTCAGCAAACTCATTGTAAAATGCCTTGCAGTTATTACGTGCGCGGCAAAATTGACAATGCTTACCGGGTACAAATTCACCTATTCCCGCAATAGCTTTTAGTGCCTGTGGCTTAACAATCTCATCGGCCCACTCTAGTAATTTCTCGGCGGAAATTTGCCAGGACGAAGAGCCTCCAGCCCTCGGCTGATAAATACTCATGACTATTGTTTGCACATCGTTAAACCCTTCTGACTTCGCTTTTAGTAGAGCCCCCAGCCCGTATATTTTCATCTGAGCATTATTAATGGCGCTAACACGAACCCCGGCACCATACTTATAATCAGTCACATATATGACGCGTTTAGTCCTTATGGTGCTGTCGCTGGTCCCAAAACCTAAAGGCACGTAGTCAAAGACATCGTAACGGTTTTCGATAAGGATGTGCTTCGCAATGTTGTTAAAATCCATATCGAAACTATCCCCGCCTATGTGAACCTCACCGTCGAACGGCGTTTGTGATATCACATATTGTGCGTAGTCTTCTGCATGGTCTAACATATCTGCAAACTCTGAAGGCCTATCCTGCTTTTCGTAAAAGTCATTAACTAAAAGCTCGATGGCGTCCATGTCTGCCCACCACATTTTATCGCTACCTTTATAGGTGCCTGACCTTGCCGCCAGGACTAGCGCAGCCACCTCGTGGGCAAGTGTGCCCTCTTTTGCGAAGACCGTGTCCTCGTTAGGTAACTGTTCTTCAAAACGCGCCGAGGGCGTACACACTAGCCAGCGGTACGCCCCCGACGGGCCTAGTATGGCATGGTTAACCATATTACACAGCGTTTTCAGCCGCTAAGTCTTCGGCAGATTCTCCGGCCTTCATTCTGTTAAGTAATGAGTAGTACTCGCCGTAAACCGCCGGGTCAAGCTCCGAGGCTCTGTTAGCGTCGAAAATACCCACTAGCGTGCGAATGTCTGCGCTTCTCCCTTTCTTAGTGAAGGTCGTGGATAGTCTAACGATTTCGGCAAGTTGATCTTCTTCTTCCATTCCGTCGAAGTCGATTTCTTCCGCTGGTGCTGCCTTCGGAGCTGGTCCTTTTGGTGCTGCTTTAGGAGCTGGTCCTTTTGGTGCTGGTCCTTTAGCTGCCCCACTTTTTGGCGCTGGTGCCGCGGAAGCTTTCGGGCTTGTTTCTGTTTCTTCCGAGTCTTCCGCGGTTTCAGCTTTTACTTTAGCCACTGCCTTCGGTGCTGCTGCCTTCGGTGCGCATCCTGTGTGATCTGCTAATACGTTTAATACTGTTTGCATTGTAGCGTCTTTCAATTCGCCTACTAATTTGATTTCTACGTTCATAATGTAAATGTTAAAATGTTATATTCTTGTTATTTGTACAAGTCCCGTTTTTTTATTTTTTTTGGACGAAAATTTTTTACCTGTCGATGTCTGTAGTCTTGTCCGGCACGATAACACGTATTCGTACCTGTCAAGCGGGAAGCTGGCGACGTGGCCAATTTCAAGCGCGTTAATCTGTGCGCGAATGTTATCCTTTGCCATGTTTAATTTTTTAAAGTTAAAGGGAAAAACGGCGATTATATTAAAGATCATCTACGCTTGCCGTTTTTCCCGGCGTTCATTTCATTGCTGGTTACTTATTAACCTTACCCGCGGCTGTACGACTTATGGTGGATGAATGAATGAACTATGCAAATGTAAAAACTATTTTTTAAATCTGCAAATATTTTTTTAATTATTTTTAAAAAGGGCGTGTTTACCGCCCTTCAAGTTACATAATTAAAATGGTGTCTACTGGATTTATAAAGATTTTACCCGGTTCTGTGGCTCGGTCAAAGCTGTGAATCACTGCCAAAATTTCAAAGAGTGAGTTTTTAATTCTTATAAACTCGCCCTTAGCCGGAGGGGTAACGTAGCATGATGATGCAAGGACTTTTTCAGATGTGTTATCCACAAAGTGAAATTCTGCCACCGCCCTGTTATCTACAGTGCTGGCTAGGTCATCTAATATAACGTCTAACCAATATGCGAACTCCTCGGTATTTTTCTGCGACATCATTTTTAAAATGTTCTGCGCGTTTTTGTTTAATTTTTTCATAAGTTTAAAAATCGGGGCCGAAGCCCCATTAATTAAAGTTTTAAAAGTCGGGCGCTATTAATATCTTCCAATATTTTAGCTACATTAATCACGCCCATTGTTTCCCATTCTACCCTAGTGGCGTTATCCGCCGTGACGGATATGGTAATTTTAATACTACCAACTACTCCACTGTGATAAATGAACTCGTAAACCTCACCTTCATCTTTCTTTTCGCGCGACGCCGTAAAATTTAGCGCGTCTGCTACTGAGACAGTGTTAAGTGGTAAAAATTCCCTCATTGCTGCGACAATCTGCGCAACTTCTACTAGTTTGATGTTTTCCATAAATGTCAATGATCTTTTGTATTATATATGATGCAAACGCTGTGCCAAAGTGGATGAATGAATGAACCATATTTTTGCTTAAGAAAAGCGCCCGAAGGCGCTGATTTCATTTTGCTGGTACAAATGTAAAACAAATATTTTAAACCACCAAATTTATTTTAAATTTGCTGCGAAACTCGAATACATGGCGTCCGCTATCTGCATATACCCAGCGTTTTGCGGGTGCGTGGCTTCTGAGGCCATAGGCTCAGTTTGCCAGGCTCTCGGGTTTACGGGCGTCGCGTCGTTAGCGGGCGTAAAATTATATTCACTGTCATGCTCTGCGGATATGGGGATCAAAAATACATTCTCAATATCCTTCGCCAACCTGTATATTTCATTATGTAGATTAAAAACTTTTCGGTCTTCTTGCAGCTTCCAGGCAGGTATTGCCGTAAAACCGTCTGTACCCGACTGGCGCCCTATACCGTTTTGATCCCCTCTGTACAGGGTGTGAACTATGAATATAGGCAAGGCGCTTGCGCCTGAATTTTTAAGGCCGTTTAAAAATGTGATTATACGGCTGGCGTTTGTGGTCGGGTCCAGTGCTATGCCGTTGGTGCCTAGCCATATCATTAAAAAATCCGGGTTCATCCCGTAGTTGCTTTTATAATAATTAAAATCTATTGCGTTGGTGTTGGGGTTCCAAAACGGATTTAAATTCTGTGGTCGCCCGTCCGTGCCCGCAATACCATTGCTGTCAAAAGTATAGCTATTATTACCTATATAGTAGTTTGAAGACGCGCCGCTACGGCCTTCGTGTCGTATGCCGTTAGTGCTGGCCCCTTGGCCCCACCTTGTACCTACGAATGAAATGTCATTCCCGGTTAGATTTCTTATTTCCTGCATCCACGGCTTAAAGTTTGTCAGACTATCACCAATGGCGCAAAGTGATCTGACGGGCACAGTGGCCGCGACTATCTTAACAGGGTAGGTTTTTGACGCGATTAAACTCATATTGTTGTCGTAAACCTGTAGCGTGAGGGTGTATGACCCTATCGTTGCGGTAGTGCCTGTTATCTGTACTTTTCGTTTTAAGCCCTTGCCGACCCCTGTCCAAAAAAAATGGAAGTTGTCAACATTGCCACACCAAGCAACCTGACTATTATATATCTCTACCGTCCGGCCAACGGCTACACATATCTCTTTTATATCGAGTAAAAGTAAGTCTTCTTTTACTGCCGCTGGCGTTTCAAGTTTAACGTCTCTTAACGTGTATCCAGGGGCAACGTATGACGTCGGAAGTGTAGGCCCCGGGCTTATCATTTGCCCGTCTAATAAGTTGGATTGGAAACCCTGTCGGTAATACTTTGCACCCGAAGGGACGTCAAAAGTTTTTACCTGCCCGTAAGGTATTGCTAAATCTGAGGCCGCAGGGATATATCCCGAAACGGCGTTAGAAGTGTAAAATGCCATTTGATGCGTCCGGCTGGTCGTGATCTGCTTCACGTCGTCCGGAATTCTGATAAAATCCGTCGCCGTATATTCTGCCGCCCCGCCGCTAGGTGTAGCCAATGCGCCAGTAGACCAGTTTATAAATCTGTTAGACGTGACGCCTGGTGCCTTCCAGTTAAGTAGGTTTTGGCTAGGTGTGGCAAAACTCAAGTCGTCTTGCGTTATCTTATCTGCTTTTTTCCTAAAAACGTCAGGGACTGCACTTTCTGCCAGTACAACTGGCGGGAATGCCGCCCACGGTAAAACCGTTGATCCTTCATTTACCATAAAATCTGAAATTCCTGAGTTAGCGATTGTTAATATAATGTACGCCGTATTCGCACCCGTTGTAAACGTGGTAGCATACGCCGCTGAACCCTCGGAAGGTAACACTTCCATTTTTGCGTTAAACGCCGTGGTGTACTTTGCGCCCGTGTTTATGGCGGCTGACCTAAACCTATAGGTAGTATTCGGCTTAACCTTTATCGGCAAGCTTATTGACGTGGAGGTTACCGATTCTATAACGCCAGTTGCGAGCATACCTGCGTTTTTATTACCGTCGGGTATATCCCTATCAAAAAGCTGCGACCCTGCGACCTGTACACCTTTTACAAATGTGCGACTATTGTCTGACTTAGCCGCACTGATCTTATTTACATTCTCCTGGTCATTCGCCAGGATTTTTTGAGCGGCTTGCGCTCCTGTATCTCCGTTATTTATTGTCTGCATATTTTTTATTTTAATAGTTCCAAATTCCTGCGGCGTCCCAAAATCTTAGGCTATTCCAAATGCCTGTTTCTAAAATCCATCCGAGCCCGTCGGTGTTCACCACATTAACTTGCTTAATCTCGTTTGTTTTTATGTCCTTAAATTCTATTACACCCTGTCCTAGTGTCGCGGTTCTACTTACTGTTACGGGTGTAGTGGTGCCAGCTGCCCCCGAAGTGGGCGAAACGGTAACAAAGTTAGCGTCTGAAAGGTATACCCATCCGAACGTCGAGAATATATTAATCACGTCGTCCACATTACCGGGGTGCAGGACTATGTTTGTCACGTCTATTCTGAAGACAGACGCCGGGCATTTTTCAAGGTCTATGATAGACGTTGGGACGCCCTGTATAAACCCACCCCTAGTGAACGTATACTGCACATCGTATGCCGCAGGGTTTGGGTTTGGCGTCCCTTCCATTACTGCGATGGCCTGGCGCTTCCCGCTGGCGCTCGTTAAATTACCATCTACGTCGAGCGGCTGGCCTTCCGGCGTCACTTTATACGCGACTGTGGCCTGGTTTAATCCTGTATTCATATTTTTTAAGTTGTCTCGCAAAAAGCGCCATTATTAAAGTCAGGTTTGAAAATTACAGGCTGTACAAATCGCGCCATGGCGTCCGCCGTAACTTCATAAAGCGGGTAGCGGCTGGCCGCGCTGAGGTTAACAAGTGACCCCAAGCTATCCGCTGTTTGATTCTGATAAGTAAGCACCGTCCCCGCGTCGCTGCCGAAAGTGTGGTAGGTTCCTGAGTTAGTTAGGAAAACTACTACCTGACGGCGTTTAGTGCCCAGGTGAAGGTTAGATATAGTTTCCGCAGATAAACCCGATATAAATGACTCTATGCTATGCAAGTAAGAGCCTGATCCGTTATACCGCGCGACCATATCCGGCGCGTCAAGTTCTATAAACTCGCCTACCCTTATAATATCGGTTACCAGGCAACTACTATATAGACCACCTTTATCGAAGCGATAGCCCTTAAAGTCGTCTTTGTCTAAAAGCCAAATCTTTGCGATGCCTTCGACCCTGTACCCGCACGGCGGTTTTATGTTTTTTATCCTTGCCATATAAAAAAACCCTAAATTAATAGGGTTAGTGTTTAAATTAATACTACCATTACGGCACTACTTCAGGGGCGGGCGCTATTGAAATGGCGGATAAGCTTGTTAATAGCTTCCCTATTTCCGTGCTCGATCCTTGTTGGATGAATGTCCACCCTGCCGCGTCTGCCTCTGCCGCGCCGCTATTGAAGTCCATACCACCTGCCGGGGCTGCTAGTCCGCCAGTGCGGCCCAAAACCTTAAGTTTTCCGTCTTTGCCCAAAACGACTCCTAAGAAGCGTCCAAGACTAAGCGCGTCACCCTGGTCGACCATTTCCTGGTCGTTTTTACTCAAAACGGCGTTAATAGTGTGTTGGCGATATTTGCCACCATTACCCCCCAGTAATAGAGTATCTGCGTAAGATAGCGTATTTTCGGAGCCGTCGATTTCGTAGAACTTTTCGGTTCCCGGAAGAGTTATCTTATCGATCATGCCGTCAGTATCGAAGCTGTAGGCAATAACGCCCTCGGCAGCTGCCTCACCCTCTACTGGAGGGTACCAGTTTGCAAGCCACATCTTAGATGCGCCCGCAAGTACATATTTACAGTCCTTATTTCCCAACGACTGCGTTAATTTGCAACCCATATTTTAATTGATTTTTTTGGTTAAATAAAGGACGGCGCTAAAAAACGTCGCCCTTTACAATTCACATTATAAACTATTCTTCCACAACGGTGTTACCGTTGTCATTTCTTTGCTCCAGCATTACGGTAGCGCTTCTGTCCTTGCCATCGATAGATACAAGCACCTGTCCCGTTACCGGATTGATTGACCCCGTAGCGTCAGTGGCTGTAACGGTCACGGTGGTGATTCCCGCAGTTGTCGTGCCCTTAGTTACTGTAAACCCGCTTTTCGCGCCGTTAACCGTGATGGCGGCGGCAGCGTCTTTGGTCGCCACAATAAACTGTTTAGTTTCTCCAGCGACGTCGAAGATAAGGTTTGTCGGCGTGATTCTTAGATCATCGTTCGTATAACCATCGAGTCTATCAGTAGCGATAGATGCGGAGATAATAACCGCTTCATCCTCAAAAGGAATTTCAAACCCTAACCTCAATTTGCCTTTGATGAAGATTTTGGACTCATTCGGCTTAGGGAACTGCCCCAGCTCGATATTTTCCAGATCAGACATTAAGTCGGTTAGTAAGAACGCGTTATTTGCCGCGATGATTACCGCCGTGTTATTGTCCATGCCTTTAACGGGCACTAACTCTACGTTGTTGTAGTATAACTTTGGGTTTTTCTTATCCGCGTCATCCACGGTCCACATAGGGAAGAGTACCTGATTTGTTTTATCAGCCAACGCATTACGCGCGATTCTTCTCGTTTTGTACGAAATGAACATATTAAGGATGCCCGCGTCTTCAGCTTGTAAAACGTCTTCAGGCACCGCGTCGTAAGCCGCCTTAAGTTGTGCCAGGACGTTAGCCTCAGTAAATGCATCCCCTGCGATTTGGATGGCCTCGGTAGATTCTAAAAGAATTTTGACCATACCATTGATTTGGTTAGGGTCCTTACTCTCGTCGCCGTTAACTACCATCTCCTCGATCTCGTTAGATAGGCCTATCGCGATAAGTGCAAGGGTAGCCTCTTCGAGGTCATCCGGAAGGGCCTCGTTTTGCGCCCCTGGCGTAAGCATATACATTGTGCGCTTACTTTCAAGCTCATCGATACACTGCTCAAGGTTGATCTTATAGGTTTTGACCTTAGCCAACTTTTCGGACAGTTTTATGATTTGATTCGGCGTCCAGGCGCAGTCCTTACCATCTAACTGAAGGATTTTGTTTTCAAGGTCTATCTGACTAAAAAGCTCGTCGCCTTTGATATCAGTAAGGACTCGAATATATCCACCTTGTACCAACCTTCCCCCGAAGGTCGAACGGGTGAACCATTCCATATTTTCATGCGGGCGGTAGCTTAGCCCGCTAATGTCATACATATTTGCCATTTCTTAATCTTTTTTAAATGTTATTACTTCCCGTATTTTCTAGCCATTTTGCTAGTCAGCGCCGCGGCAATAGTTTGGTTAAATGTTGGTTTACCGTCTTGCGCCCCTAAAACTACGGGCTTCGCTTTAGCCGCTGAAGGGGTTTTTTTAAGTTCCGCAATTTGTTTTTCAAGCGCTGCGATTTTTGCCTCTTTTGGCCCGGTTTTCTTTTTTTGTGCCGCTAAAAACTCCTTGCCCTTAAGCCTTGCCGCTTTTAAAGCCGCCTCACTCGCTGCCGCCTCTTCGCCTGCCGCCTCTTCCTGAGTAACGACTAGATTACCTGACTCGTCAATAACGATCACGTTACCGTCTGCTAGTGCGTGCTCACCTGGGGGCGCTTGCTCACCGTCAAGTGTGGCGAAGCCGTCGGCGTCCACGTAAATCTCTCCCCCTTCCGCCAGGGTGAAAATAATAACAGGCTCCCCGCTGTCTGTTTCGTCTTTCACGGCCTCCTCTACTATTGCTTCAGCCTCTGCCGTGCTGTCGCCCTCCAGCATTGCTGCGATACTTTTTAGGAATGCGGTAACTGGCCCGCGATTTGGTACCGCTTTTTTCACGGTGGTTTTTGGTTTACTCATTTTTATTGAATTAAAATTAAAAAATCCTTCCAATGAAAAGCCTTTCACTTTTCCTGTTAATACTTGTTCTCGCCAGTACTTCGCGTCGTTTACTTTGTAGGACGCCATTAGGGTGCCTACTGGAAATTCACCCAGGCCCAGGGCTACCGATTTGTCGCATTTTGAATTTTGTACTATCCAAACTTCAGTTAAGTAATTACCCTCTAAACCGCTTTCGTGCTGGTGGGTGGTGGTGCTTAGCGCCGCGCCCTGCTTCATCATTTTTTGTGCAATACGCTCAATGTCGGCGGCCGTGAATGTTAAAAAGTATTCACCTAACTGCGCGTCGTTTCTGTAAATCTTTTGGTTTGGGATTAACACGCAGCCCGTCAGTACCTGTTTAGCACGGTTGAGGTTTAATTTAATCGGCGCCGCTTTAAGGGCTACAAAATTACGTTCGTTTGCGGGAAAATCGACAAACGACATGGCAAAAATGCCCGTGTCGTCCGCTTCGCCAACTTTGGCCTGATAAATTGGTATTTTCTTTTCCATATATTAAAGATAAATTTTTTTTAAAGTGTTGTGACTAAAACTAAAATTTCCCCTATAATTAAATACCTACGTATAAATAGGTAAAATTGGTATTTTAGTAATACTTTGTACTTATAGCTAAATTTTAGTTATTTAGTCACAAACAAGACTTGCGCCCTTTATTAGTGGGGCGATAGGCTGGTTACTAAAAGCGTTACCAGCCGCCCCGTGTGACCAAATTTTGGTCACACTTGTGAACTAAAAATCTGCCAGCTCCTTAACTGTGACCAAATTTTGGTTCACGTCATTAATGTCCGTTACGGCAACTACCGGGCTGAAGTTTATATCATCTATAGCCTCTACGATCCTATCCTGAGAAACGCTGTCAAAATCAGAAACGTTGACAGGTGAGGTGTCGAAATTAGACGAAAAACCTAGCACGTCGCCAAAACTTAAAGGCCCCTGTGCGTCGTTTATATATTCCACTAACGCTCTGTTGGCTGAATAACTTTTATCGTTAACCATAAACTCACCGCCTTGCGCTTCGTACTGGGGTCTGCCATCTATTATTATGTCTACCCCGCCGTTTGCGTGCGAAGGTCCGACAATAGGGCCCCCTTTCGCAAGTTTTGACAATTGGCGGCCCATAATAAGTACCTGGGCCGCACCCATTGCGCCTACGATGGCGGCCATCACAATGCCGACAATAGGACCTAACGCTAACGCGGCCGTGATACCTTGCGCAGTGTTGGCCACACCCATCGCTATCTTACCTACCAGGTCGGCGCGCTTTTGCTGCTTTTCTTTTTTCGCTATTTCAGCCTCTAACTTCTCTTTCTCTTTCGCTTGCCTTGCCTCTTCCCTTGCTGCCTCTTCCCTTTGGTGCATCGCGTTTTGTAGTTGGTCCCGCAGTGCGTCAGCGGTAGCGCCGGACGCAGTTCTTAGACGCTCCTCTATGCTCTCTACGTTTTCGGCATATTTTTCGCGCTTCGACTTAGCATCCTCATAAGCGGCGTTAGTGGATTCTAGCTGCTCGTTAAGACTATCTAATGATGCCTGGATTCCCATACTTATAGTATCTGTCACCGCTGTGACAGCTTGCGCCGCTATGTCTGCGTAACCTGCGATTTTGCCAAATAAGTCTTTGAAGTATTCAGACATGACTTGCTTAGACATTTTGCTATTCTCTTTAAGCTGCTTCTGAGACGCTATGATCTTATTATTAACCTCTGTATTTGCAGCGGCAAATTTCTGAACCTCCTCCTTATATTCATCGCTGCCGTACTTCATTTCCGAAAGAGTCTCCTCGTGCGCAATGGTAAGTTCTGTATGGTATTCCCTGAGGCTAACGATATACTCCGCAAGCGAAGCCTTAACGGTCTCCAGGTTGGCCTTAGTCGCCACAGGGTCTAATACGCCCGCTAATATTCCACCTTCATTGCGTTTAACCGCATCCCCTACCCTTACGTTTACTTCTTTAAGTGTGTTCTCAGCCGACGCCAATGTGAGGGCCGCAGTTTTGTTTAGGTCTTCGATAACAATGGCCTGCATATCTCGGGCCTGCTTTTCCTGATACCCTATTACCATTGCATTGAGGTCCTTGCGCTGTTGCTCCGTTAGATTTTCCTCTGTTTTTAATCTCGTAAGGACGTCTGCTATCTGCCTATCGTATAAGTAGTTTATTTCGGCAAGCCTCCTGTCTGTATTACCCCGGATCAATGCGGTTTCCTGGTCCTCTCTCAATCTAGTAGACTCAAGGTTTTTCGCGGCGATATTTTCGCCCAGTTTTTCTAGCTCGTCGTTCATAACCTGATCCAGGGCGACAATCTGCGCATTAAGTAATTTCTTTGCCTTAAGTGTTAAATTAAATTCTTGTCTTAATCTTAGCTGAATATCTTCTATCTGCCGCACATACTCCCTCTCAATTACTCTTCTCTGCTCGTCCAGGGTTTCGCCTGTTATTCTTGATTTTAAATCCTGCAAGGCTCGTTCCGCTTCTAATTCAAGCGCCGCGCGTTCCCGGGCTGCTTTAATGGCCTCCTCGCGTCTTTTCTTAGCCTCTTCCGCCGCTTTAATAGCCGCTTCTTTGTCGGCCTTAGCCCGTTCTGCCGCTACTACCTTAGCCTCATTAATAAGGTCCATCTCTTCTGTTTTTATTTTTACGGCAAGCTCTATCTGGCGGTTTAGGTTGTCAGCTTTGGCCTGCACTATGTCGTAAGCCTCCTTAACGTCGACTCTTTCAGCCTTACCGTTCAAATCAATGTCAAGCTCTATCGAGCCGTCTCCCCTCGCTTCGGCAAGCTTAAGGTCCCTTATCATATCGAGATAAATTTTTAAGGCCGCGCGGTTTTCTTCAAGACTTTCGATTTCTCTGTGATACGTACCGATAAGCCGGGCGTTTTGGATAAGTTTCTCACGGTAAATCTCATCTTCGAGTTTTCGAGTGCCCTTAAGATTACTCTCATTAACCTCGGATAAGTTTAGTTGTCTTTGAAGGGCGTTAATCCTGGCGTCACTGACCAATTTTAAAGCGGCGACTTCGGCATCTAAATAATCCAGGAATATTTTTTCCTCTTCGTTTAGCGCTTTTTGCGACTCCCCGGCCCCATCTGTGCTCCCAGCGAATGCCACTAAGGCCCCAATCACTGCCACTAAGGCGAGGGCGATTAAAACATACGGATTTGCAGCCGCCACCAGGTTAAACACTCTCTGAGCCACAGTAGCGGCGATAGTGCTTTTAGTACTTAAGTTTGTGGCGATAGTCCTGGCATTCTCCTGTATGGTTTGTACCTGCGTAACTGCCGCGTTTACACCCTTCATAATGCTGTTTTCGCCAGTAACAGCCGTGTTAATCTGCTGGGCCAAAGTTACGACCGCGGTAATCTTTGCCAAATGTCCCTGTATTTCAGTGACCCCGGAAGAAACGCCCCCAAAAATGTCCATCATTTGCGTACTACCCCCAAAGGCTGCGCCAACATTGTTAACGTTGCTGCCCAGGTCGCCGAGACCCTTGTCCAGTTTTTCAAGGCCCCCCAATGCTTTTTCGTAATTACCTACACTGTCGCGGAAGTCCCCGGCAGACTCTTTTAACTCCTTATATTCAGCGTCTAAGGCTTGTATTTGGGTTAGCATTTGGCCGCCCACCGCAATGTCTTCTCTTTCGGCCTCGCTGAGGTCGTAATAGGCGTTACGCAGATTAGTAAGCTCCATGCCCATTTGATTAATTGAACCTTCGGCAAGGTCGTTAATAGCTATCTCCCGGGTAACCTCTCTAGTGCGTTCTCTTAGTGCCTGGGTCGCAGCTATCTGCGCCCTGTTTGCTTCACTATCCGCCTGGGCTAAACGTCTTTGCGTAGCCGCGAGTCTTTGCGCCGCTTTTTCTTCGTCAGTAAGGGCCCGTGCCCTGGAAGAGCTACCGGAAGACGTTGAAGAGCTTCCCCCGCTCGCCGCGGTGGTTGCCCCGCCATTAGATGACACATTAACGGCTGTGTTAACCTGTTCGGGAATGGCCGCCAATATATCTTTTAATTTAGTCGCGTCCGTGATTGACTTCGTGAGCCCATTAATGACGATCTGATATTCTTTCTTATTCATATTCTGCGTATTAATTTAATTTTAGTTTTGTTTTTCCCGGTCGGGTCGTACCCCTCTATTTCTGCCGGGAAATATAAGTCACCATTAAACGTAACCATGTACGACCCGTCTAGTTTACTGTAGTGCACTGGCGAAAGATATGCCTCTGCTTCAGTGTAGTGGCTATCGCTGCCGATACCTATTAGGGTGAAATAGTTTGTTAATAACGTCTTAGGGTTATTTTTGTAATTTAAAATACTTTCGCCCGAAGGGGCTACATTACTAACGCGCGCCAAACTCATATTTACACCGTTCATTTTATAAGTGCCTGGAAGTAGGCCGTCCATATACCAAAACCGCTGAGGTAAGTCCACATATCTCTTAGACATAGCCGTATCATAGGCCGTGGAGGTAACCCATGCCTCACGTTTAGATATTACGGGAAGTTGCAACGTAACGTTACCGGAAGACTCTACTTTAGTGATCTCTTTAAACCAGTTGAATGAGAAGCTACTTTTTTGCTCCACCACGCTGTCAGAGGCGCTCCCGGTGCTGAATTCACCGCCCCCGTCGTCATTAGTTGTAAAATACCCCTCTTCATCAGCATTTACCGTAAACCCTATTTTATAGGCTCCCGGTAGTCCCAGCGGCGTATTCGCGCGCCCGTTAATAGATGCAATATCATCGAGGTTAACTGTCAGGTAAGAGACCGACATTTTAGCCTGTTTAACGTCTAACGAAAATGATGTGGGTCTAACCTGCGTTAATTTAAGGTTAAACGCCTTCACAATGTTGTCGATATAGTCATTTGCTTTCTGATCTGAGGGCATGAAGCCCACTAGATTAATACTATTCATGTCAAAATTAATCGGATCACTCCAGCTCATCACTGCGGTGCCGTGCCCCTGGAAGTCGATTTTTAGCCACTCCATATCCGTCCTGTATGGCTCCAGTCGTAACGAAAAGTCTACCGTTGTGCGGGTCATGCCCGGAGATGTGTGCATCCCGCTACGTCTATAAAACCCCTCTTCTGAACTTGTCGCGACGGTTAAGAGCTCGCCCGCATCGAGCCACACGACTGCGCTTATTGACCCATTACCCTGCCATACTGAATTCCGGTAAACGTAGTTATCAGGTGCGCCGTTTATCTCAATTTTATATCTGTCGGTTAGCTCCCACCCTATTACGTCGCTACTGGCTTCGTCTATCACCCTGTCGATAGTGAGTGATCCGTCAACGTCATAGCTGGAGGTCTTCAAGTATATAGACAGCAATGGCGTGCCGACGAAAATAGATCCTAGAGTGTTGAAGGTCGCAATTCCGTCTATAAACTGAACTTCCATACGGGGGGCGTTTTCGCCCGCTTCGTGTAAAAAAGCGCGTCCAGTATACCCAGCACCCCCGTCTATCGTATACGTGTAGAATCTTTGCAACGGGAATCTTTGAAGTATTATGTTCTCGGATGTTACGTCCGCCCCTGATACGCTCAATGTCCCTACACTCGCGCATAGTCTTATATACACCGTGCCCGCAGGATAGGTGATTGGCGAGTTTGTGTAACTTTCGCCTACTCCCGTAGATGGCGCCTCTATGCCTACACCAATGAAAAATTTGTTCTCGTCATAATAAACCAGCACGGCGGCATCATCTTTAGGGTTAACTTCCGCGCTAAATTTTAGGTCAAGGAAATTTCTCACATCGATAAACTCCGATATCTCCCAGCCGTTTAAAAAGTTTTGGAAACCTGTCGCGTCGCTAAGATAAACCCCGGTCGTGCGCGTGTTTAAATTGTCGGGGTCAGGGTCGGCAGGGTTACCCTGTAGGTCCAAAACCTTACCCGTAACCCGCGCGCCGCCGCTGTAATCTATATCAATATCCGGGTTATCTCCTTCATTATCAAAGGTCCCGATTCTGCCATACTTCCAGTAACCTGGATTTTTCGTGGCTATCCGGTTAATTAGTTCTTCGGAACTATCCCAACTTATGCCGGGTTTAGACATTTGCATTTGGCAAAGTCGACCTTCACTATCTCGCGGGTTCAAAAACATATTGTCCGGTTTTTGGGTCCCTGGTGAAAAATTCAAAAGATAGTCACGCGACCCGAAGCCGAAGCCTAATACGTGCTTTCTGTTCTGCGCCTGGTCGATCATGTTTATTTGACCTGTGGCGGGCACTTGCGGGAAGTACTTCGGAATGTTTGCCCCGTCAAAAGTTGTATTTTGCGGTTGGTTAAGGTCGTAAAACCCCCCGTCTAATTTGGCATTGCTAAGACCGAAGTCGGCGCCTTTACGGTCTCGAAGCAACTTAATTTCGTAAACCCTGTTTGCAAAATTATTTATGTGCTTATCTCCGTCGCCCCCAATATGCTGTATGCCCGTGCGCTGGTCCGTTATTCTCCACATCTCTGCGTTTACATTGATAGACGTTAAAAGTCTTACTTTGTAATATCCGGAAGCTGGGAC